GCGCTCTGTAGGGGCACTGGAGTGGTAGCCTCAGGACGAGGTTGAGGACCGGGTGCTGTAGGGCTTACAGCTTGACCAGTAGCCTCAGTGTAGGAGACAGGACCACGAGCACCGTTGAACTTACTGATCCAGATGTTTGCAAACTCTCCAGCAGTCATCCGATCATTACCACCATTCAGACGAACAGCATCGGCACCAACAATATCAACTGCAAGAGCAGAAGGATTGCTTAGGAGTTTAGCTGCACCACCGGGGCCTTGTTGATGTGCAAGGTAAAGTTCCCCACCAGTAGGTGCTCTACCAAGTACGCCTGTCAGTGTAGAGTTATTCTCAGCAGCAAACTTTGCGGCACCTTCAGTTGACTGAGCCGGATCAAACTTATCAGAAACACCGTAGGCTCTAGCATTGCTGTCTAGTTGTTGGAACAAACCACCAGCAGAAGAATTAGGATTCTGTGCATTAGGGTTACCACTAGACTCAAGCTGTGCAGTACGCTCAAGGTACCCAGAAGGAAGTCGGTACTCTTGTTCTTTAGCTGCAAAGTCAATACCAAGCTTGGTAGCAATAGGGCCGTTACCCGTCAGGGTATCTGTACCAGCAGAACCTTGGACTTCATCCTGCCCTGCTGCACCACTGACTTCTTCCTGAGGAGGTACAATAGCATTCAACCTGTCTCGTGTCTTCATAACACTGTTGAACTTAGCGATATTGGGACGAAGCTTGTCAATAGCACCGAGAGCAAAGGCTACCTGACTGGGTACCATAGCACCAGTAAACATACCGGGGCCATAGAGACCAGAAGCACTGGGGTCAATCATACCCTTAGCAGCAATAGCTTTCTTCCAGTCACCACCGAAGTACTTATCCAGATCAGCCTTAACCTCAGGACGCATAAGCTTATCATCAGGGTAGAAGTCATAGGTACCATTAACCTTCTTCAATCCCCAACCATAAGCCTTGGCTGTAGCCTCAGTAGCCAGTACAATAGCAGTCTCTTGGGAAGCCAGAGCTACGTTGGCACGTTGCACCAGAGCCTCACCCACGACAGGGTTAGCTGCATAGACTTCTTCCAGCTTCTGATAGAACTGACTATTGAAGGTCTGACCAAGCAAGGTAGGAGTAAGAGCAGTACCTTCTAGTCCTGCAACCTTTTCTACAATGTTTACGATACCCAAGGAAGCTTTACCAAGGTCATCAGTATTCAGAGAAGTTACATCCTGAGCAAGGGAGTTAACCTTCTTGCTGGAAGACAGACCAGTGAACTCAGAGATATCTACCTTATCAAGGAAGGAGGCATCTTTGTTCTCAAACTCTGTAACCCAATCCAGAAGCTCCTCATAGTCCATGCTGAGAGCAGTATTGATGCTATCCTGCCACTCAGGGCCAAACCCACCAGCATCACTCATACCACTCAGGACACTAAGAGCTTGCCCAAAGTCACCATTAGCATTAGGAGTAAGCTGGATACGGAGAGCAGGGGGAAGCTTACCTTGTACGATAGCCTTCTCAATGATCTGGTTCAGTGCTCTACCAAGGTCGTTGTTCATAGCTCCTTCAGTAGTGGAGCCAATAGCAGCATTGACGACAGCATCAATAGACCCAAGACGATCAGTCTCGAATGCTTTCCATGTAGCCTGATCTACACCCGGAGGTGCCCTGAACTTTGAACGCTGTACGTTATACCAGCTACGAAGCTGTTGAGCTTCCTCAGGAGTAGTTACCTGATCCTCGTTAACAGTAGCCAGCATAAGTTGTATGTCGTCAAGCAGGAGGTTGGAGCCTTCTACATAACTACGTTCTGCATCAATCCAAGTAACCTTCTGGTCTTGAGAGTAGGCAGCAATCTTAGCATCGTTAGCCATCTTGGTCTGACTACGACGAATAGCCTCCTGTTCAATCTGAGCTTCATCCAACTCAGGGTTAGTAGCTCTGACCAACTCTACGTTCATACCAAACTCAGGAGTGGCACGAATAGCAGTGTAGTCGGTAGCACTACCAAACTGGGAGGTGTTGACAGAAGAGCCAGTAGACATCTCGAAAGACTTATCTACTTCCTCATCAGTACCGGGGCCATAGGTAGAAGCCCAACCACGATAAGCAGAGTTGATACGAGCCTTACCAGCAGCAGCCTTACCTTGAGAGATAAGCTGTTGCCCTGCATCCCACTCTTGGAAGTAGAACCTACGTGCCTCATCCTTAAGAGACTCAGCAGAAGGAGCCTTCTTCTCTTTAGGAGCAAAGGTATCAAACAATCCTGCAATAGCATTGATTGCGTTAGGAGACTCTACAGGTCTGTTGTAGCCAATACCACCTTCAAGAGTGGGAGCAAAAGTCATTATTTAAGTCCTTCCAAGAATTGTAGAGCTTGTTTAGCGTTACCAGAACGGATAGCTTGGTTCATCACACGCTCCATACGATCAGAGTTAGCTTCTCTGAGAAGTTGTTTAACTGCGTCTGCGTGATACATAGGGCTAAGGCCGTAGGCATCGACAGCAGCAGCAGCATCTAGCATAAAGTATTGAAAGTTTTCCCAATCACCATTCTCACCATACTCAATAGCAAGTTTGACAATAGGGGTAGCAACCTCTACTGCCTTAGCTCTACGCTTGGACTGAGTGTAACTCTTGGTAGAGAGCTTGTTGAACTCAGTTACTTGGCTAGGACGTAGACCCACAGCCTGTAGGAATGCCTGAGCAGTAGTGTAGTCAGCATCCACAGAAGTACCAGTACGAGACTTACGAGTATCACTCATCATCATCGTATAGGCCATGTAGAGGTCATCCACCACCTTGTAGGTACGTACCAGACGAGCTAGTTCATATGAAGCCAACTCACCTCTTCCAGCCACCAGATGCTTAACAGCAAGGAGTGCTCTACCACTAGCATCAAGAGCGATAGTACCAGCAGGTACGTTACCCGAAGGATCACCCACCATACCAAAGCCACGCATGACAAGATCAGGGATGTTGATAGCCACACGGTCACCCAAGGTAACACCCAAGGTCTCGTTGAGTACATAGTCGATAGGACCATACTCGATAAGCTTACCAACAGAACCCTTGGCATCATCGTTAGGAGAACTGAAGTACTCAGAGATACCCAAACCAGAGGTGCCCCAGAGGACAGTCATGGAAGCAGCCAGACGTGCTCTCTCCACCTTGGTAAAGGACTTCTCAAACATCACAGTCTCAATAGCCCGCATGAAGTATGAGGTCCACTGAGTCAAGACACGAGTAACACTATCCGACTGAGACATAGAAGCTTCTGCCTTGTTAAGAGCAAAGGAAAGCTTCTTATCACGATCAGAGACAAGGTTCCAGAACTGTTTAGAGTTCTTAGGTAGCTTGGGGTTCTTGTCAATGATATCCAGATAGGCAGTGATACGAGACACAGTGGCAGCAAAGTTCTCACCAGCGTAGTAAGGAGCACGTAGGAAGTCTGCTACCTTACCAGTCTTGGTCTTGACACCCGGAAGACTGTTAGGGTCTTCAACCACAGCACCACGCATATACCCACGACCAGAAGTATTGAAGTGTTCAATAAGGTCTTTCATCTGATCATCAGTAAGTCCAGCAACCTTAGCCAAATTACCTTTAAGAGCAGTGAACAGTGTAGGCCCTTGAGGATGACGAGCCATCTCCCTGATGAAGCCAGCAAGAGAGATAGCCCTAACCCCATTCTTGGGAGAGACAGCACTGATCTGAATAGCCATAGAACCTTGAAGGATGACTTGGAACGGAGAAGCCATCTTTGTCATAAAGCCTACAGACAACAGCCCACCAGAGGTGTTATCACGTAGACCACGCAGACCGGGTACCACCAGTTTATCTACCCACTTGCTCTCTGCACCATAAGCCATCTCCAGAGCCATGTTCATGCTGTTGGTCCAAGAGTCCCTGACACCTTTAAAGACACCAGACTCAGAGGTAGAACCTTCCAGCATACCAAGTCTACGAACAATGATAGACTGTTCCTGACGGAGCTTCCTAGCCAGAGGAGTGTTGCCTTTGATGTTGACGTTACGAGCCAGAGTCTCAGCAGTGAACGGACCCAAGCCTTCCACCTGAAGGACTTCACTACCAACCTCAGGATTGGAGTACTTCCATACTGCCTCTGCCCATGCACCTACATGCTCAATACGGTACTGTACCTGAGCACCTTGATCAATCATGGCATTGAACTGGTTGGTGATAGCTTGCACCGGGTTAGGGTTAGCAGCACGGGCACCACCAAACTCAACCATAGCCATATCGTGACGAGCATAGGCAATGTAGGCAGACAAGTCTTTCCCAATCAGAAACTCATCAGCAAAAGGAATGAAGGTCTGAATCTTGGCGTTACGTTCCTTCAGTACAACTTGTTTACCAATCTCAACACCGCGACCCTGCATGAACTCTACAAAGTCTTTTGAGGTCTCAATGAAGGGGTTCCAGTTGTTGTTAGCTTGGATAGCCTCATCCAACTGTTTCAGTTCTGCCTTAGTCAAACCAGCCAGAGGAGTCTTGGTGTTTACTGCACCACGGAGCACATTCTGGAAAGTCTCATTGATCTTGTTAATCTCTTTGACAGACTGAACAGCTTCTTTGTATGTCTTGGTACCTAGAGCAGTGTTCCAACCTTCATCAGCAGTACCTACGAAGTACTGAAGCTCAGGGTTCAGACGAGGACCACCAGAGTTGTAGGCGTAGGCATCTGTAAGCTCAGGAAGACGGGTCTTGCCATGAGTGTTATAGACAAACTTAGGCCAACCATTCTTGGGATTAGCAAAGGCATAGACTACAGAACCTTCTGGAATCTTCTCCGCTAGTTCAAGTTTGTTCGTAGAAGCATTGTAGACCTTACCAGTGGGTTTAACACTAGTGGGGTAGACAATGTGATCTGCGTCCTTGTACTTGAACATCAGGCTGTTCTTCTTGGCCATGAACCTTAGACGATCAGAAGCCATCACATACCAGCTAAAGTCACTGGCTTGTACAAGGTCTTCGTACATCTGTACCACTTCCTTACGTGGCACCTCACCAAGCAGGTTCTTAGCTTGGCTAATGAAGTCAGCAGACCCTAGCCATGTGTTTACTTTAGCATCATCTCGCAGATATGTCAAGATAGAACTTATAGCATTCTGCTCATCTCCGGTCAATTTACCGAAGTTATCGAAGATTTCCTTAATCTCCTGACGGTAACCAGAGCTACCAGAGACAGCATTCTCTGCCAGAGTATTGAAGATAGCACTAGAGCCACGACCAGCAGAACCGAACCAACGACCAATGAAGCCTGTATCAGAGACTTCACCAACGTTCAGAGGTTTGGTATCAGGAGCGTAACGACGATCAAACTCTACAGCATACTGGCCTGACTTGGAGCTAGGGCTAGCAATCTTGCCAGTACGAGTATCAATAACCCTAGCATTAGGAATGCTGTTGGCAATCTTCTGTGCACTGGCAAAGTTCTCAAAGGTCTTACCAGAGTCCTTACCAACCTGCCAAGTACCAGTAAAGTTCATCAGTCCTTCGTCTTTAAGATCGAAGTTGATAACCTTGACACTGTTAGCCTTGGCTACTTCCCTACCAAAGTCTTCTGCCCACTGTGCAGCATTCTCTCCCATAGAGGACATACCAAAGGCACCCTTGGCTTCTCTACGAAGGAAGGCTTCCTTAAGGTTGGCTGAGACAGTGTTGTAGTTGATAGCCCCTGTGGAGACAGGAGGTGGTGTAACGTTGGTAGTATTGACCTTAGAGGCGTAGGCAGACGGGAGGATGTCTTCCACCACATCAGCATCGTCAATGTTAGGATTGTACTTGAAGCTCGACTCAGGCCGTGGGGAGGCACCTACAGAGCCTCTAGGAGTTGCGGTAGGGGTACTACCCCCGATAGCCTTCTGTGCGTCTAGCACCTCTCCGTCGATGCCTGTGCGTACAGCTACGGCAGTACCTGTCTCCTTCATAAGATTGTCTACTGCATGAGTAGCAGCTTTGGTCCCTGCGGTGCTACGTAGGCGACCCACAAGACTCTTACCAACCTTACTCAGCTTCAGGACACCAGCAGTGCCCACTGTAGCGATATCTACAGCAGCCAGACCAGCATTAACATAACCAAACTCTTGGTCCCAAAGAATGAACCCTGCGGACTCCAGACCCTGAAGCTCACGATAGATTTGCCATGAAGGTTCACGAGTAGAACGGTCAGCCAGAGAACCCATACGATTCTCTACCCAAGTATTGAAGGCTTCGTCATCCAGACCAGTGAGAGCAGCAAGCCACTCATTAGCAATAGCAGTCTCTTCAGTACCCTGACCAGTAGCACCTTCCTTGATATCCCTGAAGCCTGCATAGAAGTCATAGCCGAACTGATCAATGGTCTCATAGACCTTATCTGCCAGACCACCCTCATACTGCTCTGCAAGGTCTAGGAGCCTCTCCTGAGCGTTCTGAGAACGGTTGTGGTAGCGGAACAGGTTGGCGGATACCAGAGGGTCTTTAACCATCTCAATGTCAGCAGCAGTAACTCCCTCACCCTTCTTGACAAGAATATCGAAGTCTTCTTGTTTCTGTGCAATGTTCTGAAGAGTAGCAAGGTCTGCCTGATCTTCCAGAGCAGATGCAAAGAGGCCACCCATGTCCACGACAGACATAGGGTTAACCTCTACAGGCTCAAAGAAGCTAGTGTTGTATTCCTTGGTACGAGCCTCAGTCTCAGGAGTCAGTCCAGTAACATAATTTAGATCAGCAGCTTCCCGTTTGGTTGTGATCTGCCCTTTGGTACGAATGGGAGGTTCCCAAGATTCGATACCAAGGAATTGAGGTTCTTCCTGAAGGATAAATTCAGCCATTAAATAGCTCTACTAAATGCAGGACGATAAGCAGGATTGCTAGGCGCAGCCGTGGGAGCCTTGTTGGCTGTGTCAGAACGTTGGAAACCACCAGAGTTCTGGTAGACAGCACTACCAATACTGGCTAGGCTGGAGAACATATTAGCTCTGTTGGTCTGAGACGAGATAACGTTAGACAGTCCACTCATCTGGGTGGAGAAGCCTAGACCAGAACCAAGTTGAGAACCAAGAGCGCCAGTACCACCTGCCAGAGCAGAACCGCCAAGAGCACCCATATTAGCACCAGAAGCAAGAGCCTGTGCACGTTTAATTTGAGCTTCACGGATGGCCTGCCTTTGGCTACGACGAGTTTCTAGGTTCTGTTGCTTCTTCTGTGCTGAAGCTGCCTTCTGCTGTGCCGAATAGGAGAGGACAGTGCCCCCTACTGTAGCTACTGCACCAATTACTGCTGCTATCGGACCCATATTAACCTCCGTATCTGTAAACAGACATGCCGTCTGCTTGGCCTTGGAATACAAACTCTAGTTTAGACAAGAGTTTATTGATTTTGTCGTTATCAGGGTCTACTGCTGCCCAAATACCGTTGTAATCTAGGTTAGAAAAGAAGGTATGCCAGTCACCTAGTCTGAATTGCATGTCTTGGAAGACTTCCTTACTCATCTTATGGACGTAGGGTAGGTGGAAGATCACGTATTGCTTGTTATATTCAAGACGAATAGCGTAATCCTCCCCTTCGTAGATAGTCATACTCTTAGATGTTGGTATTGACACCAGCAATCACTCCATAACCTAGCAAGACAAAGTTCTTACCTTCTTCACTCTCAAACCGAAGCCTCATGGACCGACCTTTACCCCTCACCTTGAGCCTTGTGGTGACTACAGTGCCTACCTGTTGGTTGTTGGTAAGGTCATCTGCATCCACAATGATGAATGGCTTGATACGGTAGGCTTGCTGAGAGCTAGAGGGTACAGTCTTGAAGTCCCAGTAAGCTTTCATAGTAAGAGAAGAAGGATTGATAGCTTCATAACCATCTGTCTCGTTACCAGTAAAGCCTTCCTCAGTGGTCCTACAGTACACAGTGACATACGGTGCAGTCTTCTTGAGGTTCAGGTCACCAAGGAAGTCATAACCTGCTTCTGCATAGCTGCTGTAGTTCGCTGTACCCCAGTCTAGGAAGGTTTCAGAAGAGAATAGACCGATACTCATAAATCCGTTGTTATAGACCAGAGCAGCAAGCTGTGTATCAGCATTCGCTAGGGTTCCAGCCCTCAGGACAGTCACTACTTCAGTAGTAGAATCAGTAACGTCAGCAAGGAGGCTATCAGTAACATCAACGCTAACCAGAGCGTTACCGTAGCCATCGTAGAAATAAAGGCCCATAACATAGTCTGCGTTCTCTGCTATTTCCCAAGGGTAGAAGGCTTGTAGAGGGATATCAAGAATAAGAATCTTCCTGCTCTTGTTCAGAAGAGTCTCATCGTTCTCTGGATAGAGCCAGAAGATTTTCTTGTTGATAGGGTCATAGTAGGAAGTAACACTAGTCTTGGCATTAGTATCAATCAAGTCCCAGAAGGTCTGGATAGTGGTGAGAGATAAGTTATTCTCAATAGGACGACCACTGGACTCATCAAAGGAGAAGGTATGGATACCGTACTTGGACCACCAGAAGGGAATACCTTCAGCAGACACAAAGGACTCAGCAGTAAGGATACCGTTGTTAGTCACCTTGGATACAAAGTAGGACGTAGGGCTGAACCGATCATCAACACCACCAACAATCCATACTCCGTTATCTGCAAAGACATAGAGGAATGGGCCATAAGAGTAGATGATCTTGATATTGGCTGCATCAGGAATGATAAGTTCACCACCATCAGTCTCCAACAAATCGCTGAAGTCTTCTGAGGTGGGGTCATTCTGCTGGAAGCATTCACCAATAACAGTGCAAGAACCAGTATCCTTGATCGTTGTAACAATCTGTGAGTAGAGAATCTTACCAGAGTTCTGTCCAGAACCAAGTCCAGCATACCAGATACGACCAGCATGAGCAGCCACAGTACTAAATCTAGAAGTCTCTACCTCAGTAGTAATACCAGCAATACCAGATTCAGTGCTACGGTCTTTGTTGAAGAAGTCTAGAATGAAGTGACCATTAGCAATAATGCTAGTGCCACTATAGACTTGCTCCCATTTGCTCTGGCGATAGTCACCATCAGCATTCTTACCAGAGTACCAAGGATGAGACAAGGGAGGGTAAGCAGCCTCAGCAGCTATGTACGTGTTAAGAGCAGCGGTACCTTTATCACCAACCCAACCAGTGTTCAGTGTATCATATTTCCGTCTGT